TTAACGACCTTTTAACTACCATTTCTATTATAGGCGGGTTAGTTTGGATGATTTACAAAATAAAAAATGCAAGGCTAGATAGTAAATTAAAACAAAAAGAGCTAGACGAATAGAAAATTATTTGTATATTGTACCCGAATTAAAAATATTTTATTATGAGAGTGCAATTAACAAAGAATTTTTATTTAGACGAGTTTCAATGTAAGGACTTGTCAGATATTCCAGAGGAAGTATTAAACAACCTTTTAGAGTTAACCGATAATATGCAGTTAATTAGGGACTGCTTAGGTAAGCCAATAACAGTTAATAGTGGTTATCGTTCACCTAGTTATAATAAGTCTATTGGGGGGGCTTCTAAAAGCCGTCATTTATTGGGTCAAGCGTGTGACTTTACAGTTCAAGGAATGATGCCAAATGAGGTAGCTGACAGATTAGAGGAATTAATAAAAGACTCAACTATTAAACAAGGTGGTTTAGGTCGTTACGATACTTTTACACATTACGACATTAGAGGAATTAAAGCCCGTTGGGATAACAGTACTAAATAACAAAGCTATGAAGAACGGACAATATAGACCAAGATTGAACTCGGAAGAGATGAACGTTATTAATGAATATAGACGTATCAAAGAGGAGTCAAACGAAAGCGGGTTAAACGATAAAGACGTAAAGCATGGCTGGATTAAAACAGATAAAGCGAGTTTATTTTTTAAGAACCCAAACTTTAACGGTTCAGAAGATAAACAAAACGACTTTACTAAGGAGTTACTAGAATCACTAAAAGACCATTCGCCAAGTTACGAAAATATTAAACGTAAAAAAATTAAAGACGGTCATCTATTAGTAATAGACCCCGCAGATATTCACATAGGTAAATTATGCACGGCTTTTGAAAGTGGGAGCGACTACAATAGTCAAATTGCAGTTAAAAGAGTTTTAGAGGGCGTAGATGGAATCTTGCAAAAGGCTAACGGGTTTAATATAGATAAGATTAATTTTATAGGTGGTAATGATATTTTACATATTGACACACCACAAAGAAAAACAACAAGCGGAACGCCACAAGATACAGACGGAATGTGGTACACTAATTTTTTAATAGCTAAAAAGTTGTATGTAGATATTTTAGAGAAGTTAATTAAAATAGCGGATGTACATTTTACATTTAATCCAAGTAACCACGATTACACAAACGGCTTCTTTTTAGCTGATGTAGTTAAGACACATTTTAGGAACTGTAAAAATATTACATTCGACACTTCAATAGCACATAGAAAATACTTTACTTACGGTAAAAATTTAATCGGTACTACTCACGGGGACGGAGCAAAACAAAGCGACTTGCCGTTAATTATGGCTAACGAATCTAAAGATTGGAGCAATACAAAGCACCGTTATATTTATACGCACCATGTACACCATAAAAATAGTAAAGACTATCACGGTGTAACGGTAGAGAGTTTAAGAAGTCCAAGCGGTACGGATAGCTGGCATCACCGTAACGGATACACTTTAGTACCTAAAGCAGTTGAGGGGTTTATCCATCATAAAGACCACGGACAAGTAGCGAGATTAACACACATTTTTTAATATGAAAGAAAGAAAACCAATAGCCCCACGTTTAAAAAAGTGGTTTAAAGATAACGGAAAAGAGCAAATAGGTAAAGCCTTAGAGAATAACGCAAAGTTTATACCTATCCCATTTATCGGGGGAGTAATTGAGCAAATGGGTAGAGATTTACAAGACGACCCAGAACTAACTCCAGAACAAAAGGAGCGATTAAAAGATATTATAGAAGCTGATTTAAAAGAATTAGAGCAATTAACCGCACGTTGGGAGTCTGACAATAACCAAGATTTAAAACTACCTAAATTAATCCGCCCTATAATATTGGCGTTCACGTGGGTTTTATTAACTACTTTAATCGTTTTAGACGCTTGTAATATAGTTATACAATCGGAATATATAAAAGTATTTGAAATATTAGCCTTAGCGGTTAACTCGGCTTATTTTGGAGCAAGAACAATAGAAAAATACCACGCTAAAAAATATAAGTAATGAGAAAATATACTTTAGTAGTTTACAATGAGGATGACACCGCAACAATACTAAAAGTATTAGCTACAGACTTTAGTAATGCTTGTGCCGTTGCTTATATGTTAGGCTACTATGATATAAGTATTGAAGAAATTGAGCAAATAATATACGAGAATTAAAATATTTTTATTATATTTGCATCACTGATTTATAACAGTAATTCATAATTACCTTTGTTTTTACCCACTTAATTAATTTTAGGTGGGTTTTTTATTGTTTATTAAATATATTATATTATATTTGCATTAAATAAATAATTATGAAAACAATAAACACAACAAAATTAGTAATTTTCGATAATGAGAATTTTAGTATTAAAGTAATAGGTTTTGAAAAACATTATTTTAATGAATGGAAGTACCAAAAATTGATATTTCAATTATTAGGGAAACACGATTTTAGTAAGTTATGGCTTGACGATAAAGACGACCACACTTACCAAGTAGACTTTAACAAATTAAAAGAATTTAAATTAATATAATTATGGACTATTTTACAAAGATAATAATAGGTTTAGGGGTGACAACCTTATTAAGTTGGACTTATTGCACTTATAAAAGTAGCGAAACAATCGAACAGACGTATTCTAACGACTATTTAAAGCAAGATAAAGGAACAATTGACACAATATACCAAAGCAAAGAAAACAACGCCCCGTGGCGCACTTTTACAAAAGAAGATATTATTAAAAATAAATACCCAAAAAGAAAGAAATATTAAATATTATGGAAAAATTAGAATTAAAACATTTAGCACCTTATTTGCCCTATGGGTTGAATATTGAAACTAAATGGAGGAATCCAGTAACTCAAACAACTAAGATAGGAATTGAATCAATGACTTTAAATAATTTGCTGTTGTTGGGTGATATTCAAATGAAGTCATTTAAACCAATACTAAGACCGTTAAGCGATTTGAAAAAAGGAATTGAAATTGATAGTGTTAAAATATATCCATTAAGTGAAAATAATATTGGTGCTTATTATAGTGAATATCCTGATGAATTTATTGATTCAATAGCTGATAAATGTATTGAATATATTTACTTAATAAAATTAATCGAATGTCACTTTGACGTATTCGGATTAATAGAAAAAGGTTTGGCAATTGATATTAACACAATTAAATAGTTGTTAATTAAATATATTTTATTATATTTACAAAAAATTAAAAGTTATGAATTTAGAAGAGATTAGAAACGATTTACAAAAAAACAAAAACTTTGATAAGCATTTAAAAGAACTTACAAAGATTAAAAGTGATGTTGTAGAGTTAATTAACCTATGTGAGGAAATTAGAATTGTTGAGCGCATAGAACAAGCTAATAAGCGTAATGATAAATATAAAGGTTTGGAGGTTTTAACAATGGTTAGAAGTGCTATAAAATCATCCTACCTTGAGCATTTAGACGATTACAAAGGATTTAAGGAGCGTTTAACTTATACGGTATTAATTAACCCTTTAGCAGATGCTGGCGACTGCGTAAAAATAACTAAAGAGCAATATAAACGCAAAGAGAATTACGGCTTTTTAGAAACTTTAAACTATTTATCTGAATTTATAGACCATAAAAAAGTAAACGAAATACAAAGACAATATAATTTAATAAATAACAAATGAAAATAAATGAAGTATTGAAGCGTATAGATGATAATACGCTACTAAGTAGAATGGAGCAAGCTGATAAATTAAAGATGCCATCAAGCAACGTAAGTAAATTACTAAAGAACAAGAATCCAACTATTAAAACGGTGGTTAAATTCTTGAAGATATTTAAAGCGGAGTTAATAATAGAGTATAAAAATAAACAATATAAAATAAAATAAGATGGGTTTAGAAGATTTAAAAAAAGAAATACCTTTTAAATGGAGGGTGCAAAGTGCTAATCAATATGGCGCAAGTTGTGTTGCTTATATAGACGCTAGAGACGTTCAGGATTTACTAGATGAAGTTTGTGGTCAAGATGGCTGGCAGACGAAATTTACAGAACATAAAGGTAATTTATTTTGTAGTATTGGAATAAGTCAATTCTTAGATACTGACGGGCAATTAACTATATTTGATACTGTATGGAAAGAGGATTGCGGAACAGAATCTAACGTTGAGAAACAAAAAGGAGAAGCGTCAGACGCATTTAAACGAGCTAGTGTAATGTGGGGAATTGGTAGGTTTTTATATTCTAAAAAGATAGTTAAGTTGCCAGTAAGAGAACGCAATGGTAAATATGTACCGTATTCTGATAATAAAGGTAAATTTATTTATGACTCAGAACAAATAACAGCTTGGTGTAACTCATTATCTAAGTGAAATAATATTATTAATAAATTCGATTTAGATGACAATCAAAAAGAACAGTTAAACGCTAAACTATGAAAGACAGATTGATTTTTGAAAACGGGTGGACTATCCAACGTGAAAAAGAACAAGAACTATCTAAAAGAATGGATAGGTATAAACAAGAGGGTAAAATTAAAAGTAAAAAGAGATGTTTAAAAAAGGAGATAAAGTAAAAATAAAAGAAAATGCCTTTTCACTAGACGGTGGAAAATTACAGGGTAAGACGGTAAAAGTTGAAAGAGGAAATTCTATATATTTCATGGTAAAGGGTTTTAACGGTGGGATTTATAATGATGAGGCAACACTTGTAAAGATAAAAAAACCAAAAAAAGACCCAATAGTTAAAAATGTAGTAAAACAATTTAAAAAACGTTCTAAAGACGGGATAAATAAATACGGTACAACTTTAGAAGATAACAACACAGACGACTTTTTACAACATTTAAAAGAGGAGTTAATGGATGCAGTACTTTATATTCAAAAATTACAATCTTAAAGTTTGGATAATTAAAATATAATAACTATATTTGTAAGTGAGGTTTGCGATGGCAGTCCTGTAAAAGGTTTAAGTAGTTCCTTTCCTCACTTCTTTTTTTTAACTACTTTAATTTAAAAACTACATATTATGGCTAAACTTGGCTACACATGGTATCCTAAAGATTGGGGTAATTCAGAAGCAGTATTTGAACTAACTTTATTAGAACGCGGTTTATATCGAGAGTTAATTGATATTGCAATGTTGAACGACAATAAAACACAAATAAACGTTAAAACTTGGGCGCGTAAATTCGGGTCATCTATTGATGAAATAGAGAGCATATTAATTACATTAACCAATCTAAAGTTAATTGAAATAGATATTAATACTTTATTTATTCCAAGTTGCGAAAGCCGTTTAGTGTTGGTGCGTTCAGGTGCAAAGGGAGGTAGTAAAAGTAAGCCTACTAATAAGGGTAAAGGTAAGGGTAGTAGTAAGCCTACCAGTAAGGGTGATAACAACCAAATAGAAAAGAAAAGAAAAGAAAAAGAAATAGAAGATAAAAGAAAAGTAATTATTTCAGAGGTTACACCTCCTAAACTTCCATTCTTTTTTAATTGGTTGGAATATAGAAAAGATATTAAAAAGGAAATAACTAATAATAAAACTTTAAAAGCGTTAGTAGATAGGTTAAATAAAGAAAGTGTAGATAAATGTAAATGGGTTATTAATCACTCGATAGAAAATAATTACCAAGGCTTGTTTTGGGATAAGTTTAAAGGTGGTGATAAACAAAATAGTAGGGAAGCACAATATAATAGTCCAATACTTTAATTATGTACGAATTTATAAACTGGTCAGATATAGAAGTAAAAGGAGTTGAAAAAGGAGTTAAAAAAACTACTTGCCCTAATTGCTCGGCAGACCGTAAAAAGAAAAAAGACCCTTGTCTTTATGTTAATTTTAATGATGGGGTTGCTAAGTGTTTTAATTGTGACGCTTTAGGGTTTAGAGATAGCCAAAAAGATAATGATTACACGGTTAAACATTATGAACTACCTAAACAAGATTGGAAGAACTATACAACCATATCTGATAAAATGGTTAAATATTTTGAAAGTCGCAAGATAGCACAAAGCACGATTAAAGATTTAGGAGTTACGGAGGAAAGTTATTACCAACCACAACTAAAAAAAGAGGTTAACAATATTGTGTTCAATTATTTTGAGGGTTCACAATTAGTGAACAAAAAGTACAGAAGTGGTAATAAGTCTTTTACTCAATCGGCAGGAACTAAAAATATATTTTATAATATTAATTCTTGTATTGGTTCGGATGAAGTTTACATAGTTGAAGGAGAGTTTGACGTTTTAGCAATGCACGACCACGGGATAAAAAACTGTATAAGCGTACCTAACGGGGCAAATGATAATGACGACTACTGGACTAACTCCGAAAAGTATTTGAAGGGCGTTAAAACGTTTATTATAGCAGTTGATAATGACGACAAAGGAAAAGAGTTAAAAGATAAGATAGCGCAAAGACTAGGACGTTACAGATGTAAGTTTATAGAGTTTGAAACTGGCAAGGATGCAAACGACTGTCTAATTAACGGAACTTTAGAAAGTGAATTAAACAATGTTAGAAGATTTCCAGTAAGCGGAACGTTTAGCGTTGGAGATTTATACAACGATATTTTAGACTTACATAAGAACGGACTGCCAGACACGATAAAAGTAAAAAACGAATGTTTTACAGGTGGGGTTAATAGTAAGTCATTTAACGATATGTTTAGTATAATGAGGGGTCACTTAGTAACTGGAACGGGAATACCCTCACACGGTAAATCTAATTTTACAGAGTGGTATGCCTTAAATCTAATGAATGATAATGATTTAAAATTTAGTTTCTTTAGTCCAGAACATAGTCCAATGGCTTTGCACCAAACTAATTTTATTCAAAAGGCAGTCGGTAAACCGTTTTTCGGTAACGTGCAAGGCGTTGAAAGAATAAACGAGCAAGATATTAAACGTTATAAAGAATGGGCAGACGGTAGGCTTTATTTAACCGCTCCAGATAACGGACACTCGGCAACTTGGTCATGGCTACTCGAGAAGTTTAAAGAGCAAATGTTTAGTTATGGGGTTGATTGCTTTGTAATAGATGCCTTCAATAAAGTTAAACTACCTAAAGGAATGAACAAACTAGATGCAATAAATGAAATTTTAACCGATTTAACCAGCTTTGCACAAGTTTACAATGTTGTTATTATCTTAATCGCACACCCTACCAAAATGCAAAAGAATGAAAACGGGGTTTATAATATGCCAACCCTTTATGATGTTAGCGGTAGTAGTGACTTTCGCAATCAAACGCATGATGGCTTTGGTATTTATAGATATTTTGAAACTGAGCAAGAGCAAGGATATACAACTTTTACAAATCTTAAAACTAAAATGAGTTTTCAAGGTGATATAGGCGCAAGTTTTCAATTTGAGTATGATGTACCAACGGGTAGATATTACGCAAGAGGAACAGAAGTACCACGCTTTGACATGACAAGACCACAAGAGGAACAAGCGGAGATAAAAATAGAATCTAAACCAATGCCGATAAATACAGATTTTGATAGTGAGGGGATAGAATTTAATGAAGTACCATTTTAATTATGAGAGTAGCAAGACGACAAGATAAAGCATACGAACAAAGTCAAAGGTTTTTTAACAACGTTACCAGAGATACTTGGATAATATTTTATTCTAGTTTCGACCACTTTAAAGAAGAATGGTGTTATAAGTTAATAAAAGCTAATGTAATGCCCCCACAGATAACCCCAGAGTTAACTTACACGGAGTTAAATAATAAAAGAAAAAGCGGAGAATATAGTTTGATTTAAAATATTTTATTATATTTACACAAAAAAGAATTATGAGAGTAACAGATAAAATTGAGATTACCAACGAGGACAATATGGAATTAATGGCACGTTATCCAGATAATTATTTTGATTTGGCTATTGTTGACCCACCTTATGGGATTGGTATTAGTTCAAACCCTGTGAGACAAAAACACAATAAAAAAAAATGGGATAACAATATACCAAAAAAAGAATATTTTACAGAATTATTCAGGGTAAGTAAAAGTCAAATAATCTGGGGTGGGAATTATTTTGATTTACCACCTACACAAGGCTTTTTTATTTGGGATAAAAAACAACCTCACGACTTTAGTTTAGCTATGTGTGAATACGCATGGAGTAGCCTACAAAAACCAGCTAAAATGTGGTCTTTGTCAGTGTTAAAAGAGCGTGGGAAGATACACCCAACACAAAAACCAATTGAGTTATACGAGTGGTTATTTATGAATAATGCCAAAGAGGGAGATAAAATACTAGATACGCATTTAGGTAGTGGCTCAATCGCTATTGCTTGTCACAATTTAGGATTTGATTTAACCGCTTGCGAATTAGATAAAGAGTATTTTAATGCAAGTATTAAGCGAATAGATAACCATATATCACAACAAAGACTTTTTTAAAAACATTCCCCTACCCGATGGAGGTCAGATGCTAAGGATTTTACTCAAATACGTTTTTTGGTTGGAAATTTTCGCCTTAGTAGTTTGGTAAGGCATGGCGACCTTATAGGGGATTAATTTAAACACTATGAAATTAAATCTAAATAAACCATACGCCCAAAACAAAGCTATTGATTATCTAACTAAGTTAATTGAGGGCGGTAAATGGATAGAGTTAAAAGAGATAAGAAAGAGTAGAACCCTACGACAAAATAGTTACTTGCACGTCTTAATTAGTTTATATTCGGTTTATGTTGGTAATACCTTAGAGGAATCTAAAACGGACTTAAAGAGACTGTGTGAGTTTATGAGGTACGAAAAGAATAACAATATTTATTTGAAGTCTACCGCTAAACTAAACACTAAGGAGTTAACCGAGTTTATAGAATGGGTAAGAAACTACTCAAGTATGAACGGATTGTATTTACCAACGGCAGAGGAATACTTAACAAATAAGATGGAAATAGACCAAGAGATAGATAATAATAAAAAATATTTGTAAAATAAATTGTATTTTACTTGTATATTAATTATATGTTACTTATATTTGTACCAGAAATAAAAACAAAAAGATATGAACAAGCAAGGGTTAAAAAAACAAATAGAAAATTTAGCGGATGAGATGAATGTAGACTTTATTACAGCGTGTAAAGCTATGCAGTCAGCTAGTGTAATAATCGGTAACGAAAAATTGATACCAACTATAAATGAATTAAAAATAGAATTTTTAGGATTATGAAAAGAGAAGTTATAAAAAGTAAGATAATTAAATATTTACGAGATAGATATCCTGAGACAAGTGAGAAGTTTAAAAACTCTTACTTAGAAAAGTTAATAGTTGATTGCGTGCAAAAAATGACAATAGATAAGAAAGAAATATGTTTGTTAACCTTAACTAAATTAGGTTTTGATATTAAACAAAAGCATGACAACGGTGAGCCAATGCTTATGGGAGGAATGGATTACTGCGGAAAAAGAGGTGATTATCATTTAAAGATATCAATAACTGAAAATTGGTTTAGTTTGCAATATAATAAAAGTGATTGGTTTAATTGCGAATATAAATACAAAAACAATTTAATAGAGTTTAAAACTTTAGATTTAGAAAACTTTAACTTTCAAAGTCTACAATTTGAGATAAATAGTGCTATAATTCACGATTCGCGAATTGCAAATTAAATACATTATGAATAAAATAAGAAAAAATTTTTGTAATACAAAAGGGTTTAATTTTATAGATTTTGAGAATATAGAAGAAGCTGAAATTTATATTTTATATTTAGAGGACTTAATTTTATCTAAAGATAAAATAAATTTAAAAAAGGAAATAAAAAAATATATAGAATGCAATAATGGTGAGGGTTCTTATGATTCTTATGTCGGAAGTTTATTAGAATCTGATATTATTAGTTTTATAAAAAATAAATTATTATGAAAATACCCTATCAAATAAGAATTGAACCTGAACAATTAGAGAAATTAAGAAAGTTAGCCAAAGAAAACGGAACAAGTGTTAATCATGAAATACGTTACTCTATTAGGTTGAAATTAAAAAAATATTTGTAAATTAGAATAATTATATTATCTTTGTTAAAAAAAAGAATTATGAAATTATTGAGAAGTATGTTAGTAGGGCTTTTATTTACTATTGGATTAATAACTTTACTTACTTTACCATTTATTTGTTATGAGTTTTATGGTTTATTAGGTAGTGTTTTTTGTTTGATATTTTATGTTTTTATAATTGCAACTATTGAGTTTTATAACGATTAATAAAAATAAAAAGAATTATGGAAAAAGTAAAAAAAATCTACACTCACAACAAAGGAGTGGTGACTCAATTAACTTGGGTAGGTGAACACCCAATAGACCCAGCTTACTCGGTATGGGTAGAAACAAAACTAAAAGACGGTTGTTATAAGTTACACGAGATAGAAAATAAAGACTTACAAGATAAGCACTACTATAGTGATAGCGAAAGAGAAATGATGGTAAAGGCTCAAAACTGGTTAGCGGTTCACTTGGGTTTTGCAGAACAATTTTTAAACAGAAATAAATAAAAGATAGATAAATATGAATTTTACAAAAGAACAAATGGACGAGTTTGAACAAATAAACTTTGATTTACCAAAATTCGGGGATGTTATTTACAAACAGAATGACTGGATAGAAGAAGACCCGTATAAGGTTATACAAGTTGTTGAGGATAAAGATAATGTAATGCTTAAAACTAAACAAAAACAAAAAAGCGGAATATTTAATATTTATGCTCTTAGCAGAGAATCTGGTTTTAGAAAGTTTGTATTCTCTTGGGGTGGTGTTATTAGAAGTATAAAGGTAAGAGATAAGAGTAAAAAAGAATTAGAGTTAAAAGAAATAGTGATTAATAAATAAATACAAAATGGACGAAAAAAAAGAAGTAGGAGTAATTAAAAGAATTGGAGAGGTGAAACAATTCTCGGAGAAGTTTAAAGCATTAGAGTTTGATATTACAACGGGTGGAGAATATCCACAAGTAATTAGATTCCAAGTAACACAAGATAAGTGTGACACGTTTAGCCAATACAACAAAGTTGGGGATAGTGTAGAGGTGTTATTTAATCTTAGAGGTAGAGAATGGACTGACCCAAAGACAAATGAAGTAAAGGTATTTAATACTTTAACATCTTGGAGGGTTAATAAGTTGGATAGTTCTATTCCAGAAGCGATACAAAAAGACGAACCCGTAACGGATGATTTGCCATTTTAAAATATGAAAATCAAACCTAAAAATTGTAAGGTTTGTAAAGAACAATTTACACCTAAGCGAGCGACTACGGAAATAGTTTGCTCGTTTTCGTGTTCTTTGGAGTGGGCTAAAATACAGAAAGAAAAGAAACAAGCGGATAAACTAAAACAAGTTCGCAAAGAAGTAAAGGAACTTAAGGAGAAGTTAAAGACTAAAAAGGACTACGAAAAGGAATTGCAAACGGTAGTAAATAAATTTATACGTTTAAGAGATAAAGACAAGCCTTGTATTAGTTGTGATAAACCACTATTAAACAAATTTGATGCTGGGCATTTTTATCCAGCTGGTAGCTATAAGAATTTAAGATTCAATGAAGATAATATTCACGGGCAATGTGTAGCTTGCAACCAACATAGACACGGCAACTTATTGGAGTATCGACCTAGATTAATTAAAAGGATAGGACAAGAGCGTTTAGATGAATTAGACCGACTTAGAACAATCCCAGCCCATTTTATGATTGACGAACTAAAAAAAATGAAGTCTGAATACCTTGAAAAGATTAGAAAGTTAAAATAAATTGAAAGTTTTTTTATTTTTTCTTTGGTAATTATAATATATTATATATATTTGTATTGTCCTTTTGCTGGAGGAACGCCAACCGCCCGACAATAGGGAGCGACTAATTAAATACATTCCTTGTGTGTTAGTTGTTTAACAAGGTGTTACGGTTGGCTTAATGTAATGACAAAAATAAAAGAAGTATTATGGAAGAACTTAACAAAACAGAACAAGACTTAAAATTGACCGATTCATTTAATGAACTAACAAATAAAATACTGCTCTTATTTAATGTAAGTGGTTCGGTTTGCCAATGCGGAAGTAATAAATTACATATTGACATAAAGAATAAAAGAGTAGAGTGTAGTGGGTGTAAAAGTGGTAAATGGCTAACTGACTACTAATGGCACAAGCTATGCACTGATTTTTAACTGATTTAAAACACAAACAAAATGAAATTAACAACGAAAATAATAGCAGATAAAGTAATAGAAGTTACTGGGGTAGATATAAGATTAAGAGATAGGAATAGGGGGGTTCACATGGCTAGATTAATTTATGTTAAATTATGTATAGAGGTGGGCGGAATACATCAAGATAAGATATGTGATGAAATAAATAGAAATAGAACAATGTATTACAATTATTATAAGAATATTTATAATGAGTTTATTTTTACGCCTGATGTGCAATTTGATTATTTAGAAATAGAAAGTGAGTTGTTGGGTAAGAAAAAAGAAACGCTTTTAGAAGAGAAATACAATCAACTAGAAATTAAATACAATAAATTACTACAAGATTATAAAAATTCATTAAATTTGAATAGGGTAATTAGAAGTGAATTAATAGATTTGCAAGAGTTGAATTTAGAATTAAAATCAAAAGTATTAGTATGAAGATAGATAAACAAGAAATAAAAGAATACTCGTTAATTTTTACGGGTGTTATGTTTTTAACAATGGGAGTTATAAAAATAATTAGTTATTTATAACGTTGAATCTATGGGTAGTTATTGCCAGACTAAATACAGAAAAAAAATGGATATTGATAAATTAATAGAAGAAAAAACACAGTGCTTTACTGGTAATGGAGGTTATTACTTTACTTATGTAACGCCTGAAGATTGTAAAAAAATTGTTGAGGAAGTACTAAAGCAAGGGCAATCATTACCTATAGATAGTGTTATGCATTGTAGTATGTGTGACAGCACTAACCTAGAAGATTGCGGAGGTGGTGAATATAGTTGTGAAGATTGTGGACACTTTCCTATAACTGCATAACGCATTACTAAGGTGCGTTTTAATGCACTTTAATAATAGTTATATTTGTTTTATTTAAAAATTATTGTTATATTTGTAACCGTGAACAATATTTTAACACGTAAGCACTTTGATACTATACTAAAATTTAGTAGAAAAGTAACTAAAGGGAATAAAGCGGATGACCTAAGTCAACACGTAATATTAAAAGTATTACAGTTTGATGAGCAAAAGTTAAAAGGTTTAATCCAAAGAGGGGAATTAGAAATATATCTTTGGCAAGTAGTTAAACGGATGTATTTTAATGACCATTCAACTTTTAACCGTGAGGAATATGGTACACACCATTTTAATAAACGATTAAAGACGGTCGATTTAGATAGTTTAGAATATTCGTTACAATCGGAAGAGGTGGAAAGGATAACAATAGAAGAGGTGATAGATAAAACTAACCTAACAGAATTAGAACAACTAACATTAAGATATTACTTAGAGTATAATGGTAACTATACAACAATGGCAGACCGTTTGGATATTGATAGGGTGACCGTGACAATAAAGGTTAAAGAAATAATAGAGAAATGCAAGAAATTAAAATAATACTGATAACGATTAGCTTTATATTAATATGGGTGGATAGTGTACCAACGTTCCCAATTAAGATAATAAAACGTATAAGAATGAAACTTAATTTTAAACCGTTCAATTGCACAAACTGTTTGTCGTTTTGGATAGGGTTAATTTTGTGCGTAGTATTCTTAGAGCCTTTGTATTTAGCAATGCCACTATTTACAAAAGCAGTAGAGAATAATATTTATTAATTAATTACATTATAAAAGAAATATAAAAAAATGGGATTAACACAAGATTTAATAAATGATATTGACACGGCGTTTGATATTAACGGAGATAAACAAAACATTGAGATTAGAAACGCATTACAAGCGATTTTAGATAGTGGAGTAGCAAACGCAACAAAGAAAGTTTATAAAGCATTATTGAGTCAGTCTGGAGTAGGTGCGCCAACCGCTACAGTATTAGAGAATACATTTGACACTGTACCATCTTGGACTTATTCAGAAATAGGGGGGTATAATGTAGAATTAACTGGAGCGTTTGCAGATGCTACAAAGGTAGTATTTACTTCTGGTATCAAAATTTCTGACTACGTTATAGGTATGGAGATACAAGATAATAACAATGCAGTTATTAATACAATGGATATAAGCGACCAGTCAAATTATGATGACGCTTTAGACTTAACCCCTATTACAATAGAAGTATATCAATAGTAACTTAAAGAGTGAGGTGTAACAATCTCACCTTATTAAATAAATAATATGAAAGAGCAAAAAGAATTAGACCCAAAGACCCAAAAAACAGTTGAGGTAATAAGTAAGGTTATAGCCTTGACAATTGGTGGAGGTTTTATTTATTGGATGTTTACACTAATAAACTTTTAAGATGAGTTATCTAGAAGAGATAGAGCCATATTACGAGCGTATTAAATTACAACAGTCTGGAAGTGGTGGAATACGTAATAGAGAAATGATGTTGGAAATAGCAAACATTCACTTTAAATACATACATTCAAAAGACTTTAAAACTATTACCGATATCGGTTGTAGAGTTTGCGTTACTAGAATGATGAACCAATTAGTCGGGCTGTATAATACAGAGATAAAAAAGCAAGGGGATAAAATGACGTTCCCAAAACAAGAAAAACCTTGTCCGACTATTGACGTAAATAAATTATCTTGGGGTAAGTTTAAGACTTATTGTAAAGGTAAAGGGATAAGCGTTCAAGGTAAGACAAAGAAAGAATTATTAAAAGAATTAGGGTTATGAAGTATCGAGTAGGAAGAAAACAAAACAGAGCCTTATTGAATGATACAGGTCATGAAGTTGCATTATTTAATAAAGGACAAGAGCAATTAGCTAACAAAGTATGTAATTTACTTAATGAGAAAGAAGAAGTACAAGACGTATTTAATAACATGGTTTTAGCTTATCTCGGTGGTAAGTTAGGCGTGAGCGTTGGAGATGGTTTGATAATAGACCCAAAGGATGCACAAGAAGCAAAAGAGTGGGTTAAAAAATTTATGGGAGTATAACGATATGAATAAGCTAACACCTAAACAACAAAAATTTGCTGAGCTTTATGTAGAGTTAGGAAACGCAAGTGAGGCGTATAGGCAAGCTTATGATGTTACGACAACCAATTTAGGGACGATTAAAGTAAAGGCGTCTAAACTACTTAATCAATCTAACATAAGTATAACTATTGAAAATCTAAGGAAAGAGCTTAGACAAGCTAATAAGATAGACAAGCAATGGATAATAGACCAACACCAAGAAATAATAGACTGGTATAAGGAATTAAAGCAATTAGCCAAGCAAGAAGATATAAGCGACAAGGATAAAAAGCGGGTTTATATGCTTAAAGATTTAATAAAAGGGTCAGACTTTAGAGGGTCGTTAGATAGTATTACAAAGATGTTAGGACTTAACGAACCCGAGAAGATAGACAAGGAGATTAAGATAGAGATAGTAGAAAAGAAAAGAGATGAATAAACGTATCCCAAGAAAGTTAAAGAAGAAATGTAAAAAAGCGTATAACAAAGCTATGATTTATTATACCAAACCTACATTAAAACTTTCAAGCATGAGAATATTAGAAGCTGACGGTGCGGGTTACATAATTCAATTATAGTGGAAGTAACACCAGTATTCACTAAGAATAGACATAGCGATAAGAAGATAATAATTAATAGAGGTGGTACACGTTCTAGTAAGACCTATTCTATTGCTCAACTTTGTGCGTTATGGTTAATCTCTGGTGAGTGTGGTAAGAAATGGGAGCAGAACGATAAAGGTGTATTAGTTAAAGTACCTAACTACATTCGTGAGGGGATATGGTCAACAGTCCGGAAACATTCCACTACATTAGATAAAACAGTAATACGTGACTTTGAAGAGATATTAACTAATAACGGTTGGTTTGACTTAATCCAGCACAATAAAACTAAAAAGACTTATAAATTCGGCAAGAGATTAGTTGAGTTCATGGGGGCAGATGACCAACAGAAGTTAAGAGGTACTAAAAGAGCTATATTATACTGTAATGAAGCGAACGAATTAGACTATAAAGCGGAGTTCTTTCAATTGCTTATGAGAACAACGGATAAGATATTTTTAGACTTCAATCCAGATGATGAGGATATTTGGATTAACACAGAATTAGAGCAACGTAGAACGGTTGAAAAGGGTGACGTTGAAACAATCGTAAGCACGTATAAAGATAATACATTCTTGCCTACTTCATTAGTTCAAGAGATTGAATACTTACAACAAACCGACCCCGAATTTTGGAAGATTTACGGATTAGGGGAATACGGTAACATAACGGGATTAATATTTGAAACGTACAAAGTAAAAGATATACCAGATAATGCAACGCTATTAGGGTACGGATTAGATTTTGGCTTTACTTTAGACCCTACCGCAGTCGTTGCATTATACCAACATGACAAAGATATTTACTTTGATGAGATAATCTACGAGAGTGGTTTAACCAATAGCGATATAGCCGAACGATTACACGATTTAGGTGTAGGACGTACGGAGGTTATTTGCGATAGTGCAGAGCCTAAAAGTATAGAGGAACTGCATAGATTAGGTATAAACGCCAAGCCATGTGTAAAGGGTAAAGATAGTATCAAGTTTGGAATAGACGTATTAAAGCGTTTTAAAATACATACAACGCTTAACTCGTTTAATCTAATCAAAGAAGATAAGGCTTATAAATGGATGCAAGACAAGAACGGTAATAGTGTGGGTAAGCCTATCGATAGATTTAACCACGGTTGGGATGCTCGTAGGTATATCGGTTCAATGAAATTAAAGCACCATAAGAGAGGGATTTATAATATAGTTTAAAAATAAATACTTTTTTTATTGTCAGTTAAATATATTTTATTATATTTGTACCAGAAACAAAAACAAAAAATTATGACAACTGCAATAATAACTAAGACTTTAAATAAATTAAATAACCAACCTAAAAACTACTCTTTAGGGTTCAATAGATTAACGGTTTTACCATTAAGAGTTAGAAAGAATATCAATTTATCTTGTATATTAAAAGGAGAAAGTAATAATAATTCAATGAAAGATTATTTTAATGGATTAAGTGAAGTTGAATTTATTGAATGGTTAAAATTAAATTAGTATGAAAGAAAGAGAAGAAAAAATACAAAACATTATAGACGAGCTTTGTAGTTATGATGGTTTTACTGATTGGTGGTTTGATGTAGAAGATGAAGAAATGGAAAGTATAATAGTAGATTTAGCAGAATTAATTAAATAAAACATTATGAAAAATAAATTAATATCAATGGTCGACTTTGTGCTTGGTAACTTGACAAGTGATGCAAGTCATAGTTGCCACTTAATACAGAAATACGCAACCTTTCTCAACACACCTTTAAACCTTTCTATGTTTGTACCTTGTGTAAAGGTAGGGGATAAATGGGAGGTTTTGGAAGAGCCAAAAAATTATCAACTATGGCTACATAATAAAGATACGTTTAAAGGTGTTACATTTACAGATTTTAAATTAGAATGTAACCAATACCAAAAAGCAAAAGAAAACGTTTTGTTTGAGGGGTTTGAGGTTATTAAAGTAGATGGTTTAGATTTTTACAAATTAGTAAGCAAAGAAATGATTATTGAAGTTTATGCACCAGTAGATTCAGGTGTAGAGTTTTTAGATATATTAGATAATGGTTTAGAAACAATCCAAGACTTAATCAAATACAAACCCACACTAACAGAGCAAGGAATGATTAAAAGCGGATTAAAATAAAACATTATGGAAAACATTAAAAAAGTATTATTTATATTATTATTTATATGTGCGTTGTATCTTACATCTTATTTATTTTGTGAATTAAACAAAAAAGATTGGTATACTTTCCCAACATTATTTATGTCTTTAGTTTTAAATGCGGTTAGTTTTTATTTAGTAGGTAATAAATTTATAAAATAAAAGGATTATGAAAGGACAAGCGAAAAAAGATTTTGAGAAGTGGTGTGAAAATGAATTAAGCAAAAGAATTGATACTGATTGGGGTGTTTATGGTTTTGGTTGTGGCTATGATGGTTGCGAAACAGAAATAACTGTGAATGATGTTTTTAACGACTTACCACCCTCAATGCAATACGG